GAAGCCTCGCCGGCCTTCGCGAACCGAACCTCGAGCACTTCCAATTCGGTGGTCAACACCGCGGCACGGCGGATGATGCTGCGCTCGGCAGCACTGGTGTTATCGGCGCCGCCGAGGTCAGACAGATGCGCCGCGATCACATCCTTGCAGCGGCGCACCCACGGACTGCGCTGATCAACGCCAGCGATCAACACCTTGCCATTCGTAACGCGGCTGCGCCCCTTGCGCGGCGTGACCGACGGATCGTCAACCGGCCGACGATTAACTGGCTTCTGCTCGACGACTTCACACGACTGCGCGGCTTCCATGAGCGGATATTCTGCTCGATTTTGAGCGGTTGTAAACGGAATATCTATCCGCTAGTCGCCATTAATTACAAAAGACTTCAATAGGCTACCAATCTATGTCGCGGCTATGTCGCGCCCAGCGATAGATGAGGCGGCTTGAGCTGAAACAGAACTTTTTCCTGAAAATGGAATTCAAAATCGGTAGCTATCCCAGATAACCCTGCCGCCGCATTTCCTCGGCATCGCAGACCGTCATCAATCGCCGATAGCGTCCAACTCGCGCGCCTTCCCGGTACAACACAGAGACGTGAGTGGCGAAGCGAAAGCCTGGCGGGATCTCCGGCAGCTCAGCCGCTCCAAACTCCCCCGGCACGAACTCGCGGATATACTCTTCCTCCTCGGGGTTCTCGTCGAAGTATTTGCGATCGGCCTCGACGGCCTCGTCGACGGTCATCAATTGCTTGCTCGGTTTTACGCGCGAGATCAGCTGCATTTGCTCAGAATTCTCCTTCGTTTCCGATGACAGTGTGACAGTGATGACGGCGTTTTTCCTTATTGAGCCCCTATCGCGCGCATCCGCGCGCGCGCGGGTACCCTAGTATGTGAAAATTTACTGTCACTCACGGTCATTCTTTAATGATTTCAACGAATCGGTCGTTTTTACTGTCATTTTCGATTGTCAATCCCCTCTACTTGATCCACCACCGGCCGGTTGCTTGTCGGGGTTGCTGTTTCCAACCTTGGCTTTCGAGCACGCCGCGGATGCGCCGCGCATCAAATCCTCCAATTCTGCTATCGGACGGAAAACCCAAGCCAAACTTTGCAACTTGTGAGACTGTCACCTTGAGCGGCGGTTGCAGCATGCTCAGGTATTCGGCGATCGGATCCTCCCAGGGATCGGCTTCAAAGCGCTCGTCCTGCTCGGGCTTGATATGCGCCTCTTCGAATTTTTTGCTCGGCCACCACGGAACGTCCTGCTCAAACAGCGCCACGGCCTCGGCGAATAGCTGATCGCGATCATGTTTTAGCGCTGCCAAATCGATCGTAGTGGTCTTGACCGGCCAATAGCGTCGGTTACCGGTCTCGTCGCGCAGATAAATGCTTTTGTTGGTTGTGCCGATGAACACGCATTGCCGCGGCTCGACTGATTCCTTTTTGCCGTAGCTGCGCCGATAGCGTTCGGTTTTTCTCGTAACAAAGCTCTTAAGCTGATTGGTCTCGGCGCGGCTCATAGCCGACATTTCGGTAATTTCGATGATCCATTTGCCACGAAGATGCTGGCTCACGTCCTTTCCGGCCGTGGCGATGTCGGGGAGATGATCCGAGAACCAATCGCCACCGAGAATTTCGCAAGCCGTGGACTTGAATTCGCCTTGCGAGCCTTCAAGGATCAGCATGTAATCGACCTGGCACCCTGGCCGGAAAATGCGCGCCACGGTGGCAACCAAAAACATACGGCCGATCGTCTTCGTGTAATCATTGAGTGCTGCACCCAAATAGCGATGCAACCAAGTTTCCACGCGTGGATAGCCGTCCCACTGCAAGCTTTTGAGATAATCGCGAACCGGATGAAAGCGCCGCTCGTGCGCACGAAAATCAATGCCCCTGTAGACCGTCTCTTGTCCGATCAGCGGCAAGCCGCTTAACTGAAACCATTCCTGAATTGCGGTCACGTCAGTGTCGGTACAGGGCCTCGGCGGATCCACATCGATTTTGCCGCCGATCTCTTTGATCATCACTTCACCGCAGAACATTTCATCGTAAGCAAGCATATTGCAAACAGCCGGATCATTGCGCAGTGCCAGCATAGCGTTGGCGAGATTGAACAGCGGTCGCCCCTTGGCGTCGCATTGACAATATTGTAGCCAAGGAGGCGCAGCGCTGCTTTGCGCGGCGGCGCCGCTGGCTCGCTTTTGCCATTTGCCATATGACCGCTTGACTTCTTTCAGCAATCGCTTGGCATATTTCGATCCGATGCCGTTAGGATGTTTGGCCAGCTCGTCGGTGATTTGGTCAATGGTCAAGCCGGCGCTGGCCAGGTGCCAAACTACTTGCTGAAATTTCTCGCTGCGCTTGCCTTCCGGCGCGCCGTTTTCGATGAGATCCTGGAAATAATCCTGCTGCGGCTTGGCAGTGTTAAAATCAAAATCTGGTTTATCGCCATCAAAGCGCCGTAGCAGATCATCGAGGAAGGCGTCGATTTGTCCGAGCTCCTCGCATGGGCCCTGTTGCAATCCGGAAATCGTGATGTAGCGGGCGCAATTTCTATAGAGTTCGATGCTCGACCTGGCACCAAAATCGAAGGTGAATTTGCGGTGCAATTCGTTGACGCTTTGTGCCAAACCGATAAATCGCAAGCCAGTCCCTGAAACTGTCACCTCGCAATAGAGCCCGACCTGGGCGGCTATGATGCAGAGTTGCTTGGCCCAATCGAGTAGTTCGCCGGTGCCGGCGTCGCGCACATGATCGAGATCCGCGGCGGCGACTTCGGAATCCTTGAGCATGAAGCCAATGCCATGGGCGTGACCGGCCTGCACCGCGGCCAATGCCATTTCGTAGGTGTCCCAGGTGCTAGAGTCGTCCGATTTCGCCAGCAATCCCGGATTGCCGCATTGGTAGGGCGGCTTGGTCCAATTTGTCTCGCCGTTTTTCTTGACGATTCTTTTCCAGCGCCAGACGACCCAGCGTCTTTGCCTGGTGAGGTACTCTAGCGCCTTCGGCAAATTGGCGAGATCAGCGATGTAGGTGTGTGGTCTTTGGGTCATAGTAACCGCCTAATTTCACGAAAATCGCGAGCAAGTGCGGGATCTGCTTGTCTGTCGGCTTGCCAAATTTGATAATCTTGCTGGGCATGTCGCTGGTAAAATTCTGTTCCCAGTCACTATGCAGTTGTGCGCTGTTCTGCTGGCAGAACATTGCGATCTCGTACCAGCGCGGAGATCCGTCAGCGTCATAGAATTCCGGTGGCGCCTGTTGCTTGCGCGCTTCTTCAGTGCGGCCTTTTTCGACGCCTTTTGCAAAAATGATTTCGGCGTCGGCGTCGCTGTATTTGCGTTCTTCGATTTCGCCGTTGGCATTCTCGATCACCGTGGCGATATCGTTGAAGCTCAGCCCTTCAGCGATAAGCTGCTGCTTCATCCTGCGCGCGGCATTGAGCACCTCGCCGTCGAAATCCGAGGCGAGCATTCGGAATAGCTTGGCAATGCGTTTGGCGATTGGCTCATTGAGCGTGGTCATGACGCAAATTTCCCGAGCTCGTCGCCGACACAGATCCAACCCGGCCACTGCTGACGCGCATAGAGTTCGACATATGGACCGGCGCAGAGTGTTTCGATACGTTGATACACTTCGTCCGGCTTGCGGCTATGTTCGCGAATCGGCGCGACGATCAGCTCACGCACGCCCTTTGATTTGCGCTGTGGGATTCCCCGCCGGCCAAGCCAGCAGATCTCGGCATTGTGGCGAGTGCCGTAACCGTTGCCCATGAACCAGCCGACGCCGCTTTTATTTTGCTTGGCCCAGGTGAATGCCGAACCGCTGAAGGCAAATCCCCAAGCCTGCATCAACGGCTTTACCCAATCGACTGAGCGCAGCGGCACCCACAGGAACAGAAAGCAATCCGCCGCGGCGATCCCAGCGACCGGCAGTTGCATGAGTTCGTCCAGAGGCGAACAGCGATAATGCCGCTGCGGGGAGCGGCCTTCGCCCTTGGGGGAATAGGCCCGAAAGGCAATGCCAGGATCTGCCATGATGGCGCCCGCCTGCGTGCCTACAGGGATTCCTATCATCGCCAGCACCGTTCCCGGTGCGCACACATCTTGCAGCGCCAATCCTCGGGATTATCGGTGATGCGCGGCAACAGCTCGCCGGCCTTGGTCGCCTTGATCACCGCGACAGCACGATCGCTTGTGGCTTGTGCCAATTGCGCATCGAAAGGCACGAGAAAATGCAGCCGTTCGCAGGTGTCGGCATTCACGACGCTAAACAGCGCCGCATTGGTGCAATCGAAATAGGCCTGATAAACCGCGACCTGCGCGGCATAGTTCTCATAGAGTTCCGTCAGGCCATCGCGCTCGATTGCTTTCCAGCGCTTGTCTTTAACGCACTTGTGTTCCCACAATGCGGGATACCGCAATGCCGGTAGTTGCGGACCATCGAGGAGGATTCCATCAGCGTGGCCGCGGAATAATCCATCGGCTACCTCGAATCTTAATCGCTCCGACGGAGCGAACTTGAAGCCGGCCGCAATCAGGTGCTGGCGCGTAACGTCTTCGAAAAAATGCCCGCGTTCGAAGATATCCAGAGTCTGCGCCGGGAATACCGGATCACACAGCCAATCGTATTGAACCTTGCGCAGACACGAGGATCCGATCTGGCTGGCGCCAAGGTATTGCCGATAGTTTTCGCGCGGCGGCGTAGCGCGCTCGATCAGTTCGTTAATCAACGTGTTGATCGGCCGGTCCGATAGATTAGAGCGATTGAAATCCAGTGCATTCATGAGATGCGGGCCCCGTACTCTTTCAGTAACTGACATACCGTGCTCTGCACGTCGGGGTCCCGGCAATTAATCCAATCCTTGAACAGCACGACGTCGTATTGATCGTACTCGCTGTCCTCAAACTTTTCGGTGTCGACGTTCCACGCGCGCCAGCCTTCGTCTCGCAGTAGGATGGCAAGGTGCTCGTTTGTAATTTGCGGTGTGGTCACGGTTGCTCCTTACGTATCTCGTTGTCCTCACGCAGATTCACGCAGCGCATTCCATGTTGGCGCAACAGCTCCTTCAAAACCCAGCGCAACGCTCGAATTGGATCCACGTGTGGCAACGGCTCGAGCGTCATCACAAACCTCACGGGACGAAAGGGATCGGGTTGTTGAGCTCCGCAAGTTCTGATTTCTGCAAGATCTTCTTGCCTGCGCCTTGGTCCCGCGCGATTTCAGCCGTGCCAATCAACCGCGATGCCAGCAGCAAAAAGTTCGTCATCGTGTCTTTCGACCAAACCGACAGCGGCTGTGACCAATCGATCGCCGCCTGGTCGGCCAACGTTGGCAAAATCGATGTGACGACGGCGACGTCACAGGGCGACGGCGTGAGCCCGGTCAGGCGGACGGCTTGCTCTTGGTCGAAACCTTCTTCGATGGCCTGTTCGACGCGGGTCTGGATCCAGGCGAAGATCGCCGCGGTGACGAGCCATCCCCATTGCAGATCGCTCAGCCGGCCCACCGGCGTCATCGGGGGCAGGCCGGACGAGTTCAGCGCGATCTTGCGCGCCCCGGCGATGGCGGCCACGGTGGCTTTATCTAGCCACTCGTTCTCTTTTTTCGTGAGCTCGCCCATGATCACCCTGCCCAATCCGGCCGCACGATTGCGTTCGCTGGTGGCGTTGTTGTCGGCTGGGCAGCATTCGGCACAACTGTCGCGGACTTGGCGGAAATTTGCTCGACTTGACGCCAGTTCTGCTGCTCGGGCGTGACGACTTCAGCGACGAAATTCTTGGCGGGGTAGCCGCCGCTTGCCGGTTCGATGCCGAGGCGGACCATAAAGCGCAGGCCGTCGAGTGCGGCGTAGCCGTTGACCTTGCGCGCAGCGTTGGCAGTCTCGCTTTTATTGTCCGGCCGGATGCCGCGCGCCGACTCGATCATGGCGCGGATTTTTCGCCAGGAGATATCTCTGGCCTCGTTGTGCTTGGCCGTTGTGCCTTGCACCGTCAGGCGTTCCCAGAATTTGCGCTTGTCGTATTTGCCGTCGGTGCTGCGGACGATGACGTATTCGCAATGAAGGTGTTCGCTGTTGCCGTGCGCTGCGCAAGTCAGCCAACTGTCGTCCGCGGCACCGCCGGCTTTGATATTCAGCTGCACCTCGCAGACAGTGCCGGCCGGGATCACTTCGAACGAACGCTGTGGTCCAGCGGTATTGAAGTCGAGTTCACTCATGTTTCAGTTCTCCGTTTTTGCTGGTGAGTTTGCTGAGTAATTTGCCGAGATCCGGCGGCTCGATCTGATCGAGACGGCCGGAACGGTCCTTGGCGGGGAAGCCCCAAGGATTCGGGTTGGTGCAGACGAAGCCGCGCATCGGCGGCTTGCCGTCACCGAAATCTAAAAAACCGTAAGTGACGATTGCATCGATGATGCCGGGGATCTCGCGGGAAGTTTTCGATCCCTCGCACTGCAGTTGCCAGGTCGCCACCTTAAGTTCGTCGACTACGCGCTCGAGGATGCCGACGAAAATCACGTTCTTGGCGCGCGCGTGCTGGAGCTGGTTGAGCCAGAGAATCATCTCGCGGCCATGCAATCCGTATGCGCCGCGCGTATCTTTGCGTCCGGTGCGCTCGGAAAGACTCTCAGGTTGTTGCTCGCTAAACCGAAACGATAGCCGTGAGATCGCAGTCAGGCTGTCGATGAAGAGCGTGTCATAAGAATTAAGCTCAGGGAGATAACCGCCGATCGCATCGAAATGCGCCTGGCTGTAGGCCGCCGTCGGCGGGAACGACGGATTCGGTCCGCCGATTCTACATGCGAGATCACGCGCGTCGGCCCAGGTGTTGAGCCGAATTGTCCGCACGGGCAAGTCGATCACGCTCAAGTCGCCGGCCTCGATGTCGACGAATAGCGTTCGCGCTGGATCGAGCTTGCGCAGCTGCCAGGTTTTGCCGACTCCGGTTGATCCGAGCAGCAGAACCTTCGCGCCGCGGGTTTCGGCCATGCGCTGGTCAGCCGAGATGATCTTCAGTTCGGTCATTTCTTCATCTGGGTGAGTAGGAGCCTTGCCGCTTCGCTGTTCTGTGTCGCCAGCGCTTTGACCCCGCCGGCGGCAAAGGCGGCGACGGCTTTAAGCAGATCCGCAAGACGCTGCGCGGCACCGCTATAGAATTTGCAGAATGCGCCTTTGGTAATGGCGGCAAGCTCGGCGTAAATCCTTCCGACGCATTGGTCGTGGCCTTCCTGAAATAAAAACAGCGGCAACCCACCGAGCTCGCACGCCGCGGCGTATAAGCCTTCTGGATCTTCCTCGCAGGCATCAGAAATCAGGATCAGCGCATTGACTCGCTCGCGCGCATTTTCCTTCCGTGCATGGTCAAGCACGCGACCAATCTGGGTATAGCCGGCCTGGCACATCACGCCACGCATGGTGGCGCTGAGCGCTTTAGCGTCTGAAAGCCAGCGCCAAGCGACGCATTGATCGCCGCCGAAATAAACGAGCTGAGCATCGAGACCGCCGGTCGCGGCGACGGCATCGAACATTTCCGACGTTAATGCCGCGGCAGTGTCCCAGGTGGGCTGCCGGCTTGCAGTCGCGTCGAGCGCGAAGACCAGCCGGCCGCGAGCCGGATTAACGCGCTCGAAGAAAGCATCGAGATGCGCGCGCGCCGGAACGACGTGAGTGATGCTGGTCATGTGTTTCCTCTCTTCGCAGCCAGTAAATCGAGCGCGACACCAAGTGGGCCGAGCGGCTGGCCTTGGCTGTTGCGGCATAGAGCGTGCCGAATGGCTTCGGCGTCGGCGCCATGCTGCACGGCAAAGCTGAAGGCGATTGCGGAATCGCGTAGTAGAGTGCCGATCGCGCTGCCGGCTTTGTGGTTATCGATGAAAAGCTCGCCGACGCGTCCATCCGAATATCGGCTAACGCTTGCCGTGAAGTGGATGTTCATCGATTCGAATTCGAAGAATTCGCTTGCGCGGCGATCGGCGAGGCGTTCACGGTCGGTCATCGAGGGCCCTCCGTAATAGGCGCCGTAACTGCTCACGACTTTTCCTGATTGCGTATCGACTGCCCAGCGTGCGCGATATTTCGAGCATGCAGTGACTGCCGCGCGAATTTGTAAACGTGACCCAGGTGTGGCGGGACGCGTTCTCGATCTCGGGCGCTAAGCCGTATTCGCGC